GGTCCCCTGCTGCGGGCTTTCGTTCGCCTGCGGGCCCAAAAGTTCCTGATATTCAAGGTCTTCCTGGAGGGCTTCGTCGAGCACCTTTTGGGCGTCCTGATCTTCGAGGTCGGAGGGGGCGATGTCCTGATGGATCAGCTCGCGGAGAATCCGCAGGCGCGACAGCAGCTGCATCTGCTTCATGATCTGAAGCTCGTTCAGGCGGAGCTGCTTGTCGCGCGGCAGCGGATCAGGCCATTTGACGGCGCTGTAGTAGGGAGAAGGCGCGCCGTTGGCCTTATACGTTCCGAGGATCTCTTTGATCCGCAGAATGAGGTAGTTCGCCATCTGCACGCCCCGGCCGTAGGCGATGCGGCGTTTCTTCATGTGCTCGAGGATCGGGGCGAACTGGAGCGCGATCGCCACGCCGGATGTGTTGGAGATCGCTTCCGCGCCGCCGAATGCGGCTTTCGGCATATTGCCCAACTGGAGCAGCGTGTCCTTCAGATTTTCAAGGTGCGTGTTCGCCGCGTTCAGATCGCCCGAGAGTTCGAGGTTTTCGACGCGCGCCTGCGGATTGGTCAGAGACCAGATTTTCTTGGCGCCCTTTTGCAGGTTGGAAGCTTTGGCGCCGATGACCACGGTGACGGGTGAGCCGTGGTAATTCACGATGTCGCCGATGTCCGTGATGCGCTCGTTCAGTTCGCGGTTGAGGTCGACAATCTGGCTGATGTCGCTCATTCCCCAAAATTCCGTGCCGATGCGCAGATTGGGAATGTGGACCCACGGAAACTCGCCGAGGAGGTTCGGGCGGGGATCGTTGACCGGCTGCCCGTCGCGCAGTTCCCACACCTGATTTTTCGTCCAGTATTGTCCGGCGACGTAGGTGCGCACGCGGACTTTGCCAAAGGCGTTTGAGACCACTTCCGAGTCCGGCCACTGCACGAGGATGGCGGAAGGGTTGAGATCCGAGCGGCGCTGAAAAATCGGGAAAACGTATTCGGAGGGAAAAACCGTCATTTTGACGCGATCGCCGAAAATGACATCGTCATCGAGGCCGAAATTCAGCCAGAGATCGCCGGTGACGCCTCCGACCTGACCCATCTGAAATCCAAGTCCGGCGATATCATTTTTCTCCCATTCCTCGTTCAACAGTTCCGCCGTATTGAGCGCGTTCGAACCGTGGTAATTGCAGTGGATTTCAAACGGAGAGCCGAACAGGTACTGCGCATGCTTGTCGATGAACAGCTGAACGAAGTTGGCGGTGGTGACGGGCTCGCCGGCTTCCGGGACATAGTTCCAGTGCTGGCCTTTGTAGAAATTCCAGAAGCGGCCGTATTGCAGAATGCGGCCCTGATTCTGGTGCCAGATGTCTATTTCATGGCCCGACGTGATCGGGTAGTCGCGGTTCACCCTGTTGAGGGTGAACCGGACCATGTCGGTCGTGCCCATCAGTTACCGCCCGGCCGCGTCACGCGGCGATCTGTTCAGGAGCCTGTTCCTCCGCCAGTAAGGGTGCGCCTGTTGGCCGCGGTGGAATCATGCCGCTCTTGGGCGGCGTGTACGCAAGGTCCTGCGCCGTGGTCCAGTTGAACGTCGGCATGCCCTGGAGCAGCGGACCCAACCAAGTCTGAAAGTGATGGCAGGCGTCGAGCACCTGATTCGCCATCCAGCCGTAAATGTCATACCCGGCGGTGAATCTTGCGAGCAGAGGCCGGATCGGAATGTAAACGGAGTGCACGCCGCCCGCGCCCGGATAGGTCGGATTCGCAGAAGACAGATCGAATATCTGGTAGATGTTGATATAGCACTGGTTGAAGCCGAAGATATTCAATCCGTTGAACACGATCCTGTACAGATGACCGTTCCGGGTGACCATGATGGACGGACGGGCCTGCAGGAGCACCTGAATCTGCCCGTACATCCACGCCTCATGCCGGAAAATGTCTGCGACCTGAAGCGGAGTCATGTCGAGCGGACTCATGGGTAACGTCCACTCCATGTAGTACTCAAGAGACGAGTTGGTGGCCGGATTATCGGAAGTGAACTGCCCGTCCAGCCACCAGACCCCCGTTTCCGGGGCCTGCGCAATGGAATAAAACTGCACCGAAGAGGACATGGCGCTCCTTAGTTCGTCGTGAACGTGCCGACGTACTGCGCGCCCCAACGCAGCGACTCGGCGTAGGTTTTGGCGAGCTTCGCCGCAAGCGCTGTGGCGGCGGCGGCAGGCGTGGCGCTGAACTGCTCGATGAATTCGTCCTGCGTAAGCTGGACGGTGGTCGAGACGCCGTTCACGGTCGCAGTCAGAGCGATCGTGGTCGCGCCGGGGATGGTGTACACGCTGGCCGCGGTCGCGCTGAAAACGACGGTGTACGCGATCGGCGGGATCGCGGTGGCGGGCACCACGATGGTCTGCCCCAACAGCGGCGCTGCCGCGGCCACGAGGCGGTTGTAGCGGTCGGAGATCGCCTGCGCCACGGCCTGTCCGCCGGGAACGATGTCGAGCGGTTTGGTCCAGCGGTAGGTGTAGGGCGCGCCGTTCACCGTCGACTGGATCCAGTAAGAGCCGTCGGCGCGGTATTCGGCGACGGCGGAAACGACGACGGTATTAGGCATTCTGGCCCTCCTGTGGCTGATACCCCTGCTGCGGATACTGCTGGTGCTGCGGCAGCTGACGATAGGGATCGTGCGTCAGTTGCTGTTCGCCGGGCGGCAGATCCGGGTGCTGCTGATCCGTTTTTTCCGGCAGAGGCGCATTCTGCGCTTCGAGCTTCTTCAGATCCTCGTCCGGAACCGACTGCGGCGTGATGCCGGCGAACGTGTTGATGTACGGCGCAAGCGGACCGCCGACGCACGCCATATAGTTCGCCACGATGCGGCCGGCGACGATCTGACCGATGTTCTGCCCGGCGTTGGCGAGCCCGAGAAATTCATTAACGGTGGTGAGGACCGTATAAGGACCGGCACCGTTCACGGTGGCCTGCAGAGCCATGCGGCCGGGCGACGCGTTCCAGTTCGCCGGCAGCGTACCCGCGAATACGACGGAATAGACCTGCGGGGTCGGCGTACCGAGCAGCGTGACCGTGATGGTCTTGCCGAGGAACACCGCCGTCAGATAGTTCTGTACGGCCTGGTATTCGTTCGCCATCTGCTGCGCGAGGTTCACTGCGCCGGGTACGACGGGGTCAAGCGGTTTCGACCAGCGGAAGTTGTAGGCTGCGCCGCCAACGGTGCCAACGACCCACCAGGAGCCGTCCGAACGGTTTTCCGCGATAGCGGTGACCACGACCGACACGGCCTGCTGCGTCGGTTGTTCACCTTCCTGCGCGCCGGGAATCTGCCCGCCGAGGTTCGGGTTGAGGTTGGGGTCGAAGTTCGGATCGTAACCCTGCGGGGGCTGCTGCTGCGGATACTGCTGCGTCGGGTCGTAGCCCGGATAGCCCGCCTGAACGTTGGGCGCGGTTGTCGACATATCGTCTCCTTTAACGTTCGATCTTATGCCACCCGCGGATCGTCGGGTCCGGTGCGATACCGGATTGATCCCTCGCGGCTTTGCATGTGCCATTCCCAATCCTCCTGAATCGGTACGCGCTCCGTCAGGGCGGTGTCGCCGATGGTGAAGCCGGGACCAACGCGGGGATTGCCGCGCGGAAGGACCGCGGGCAGGTGGTTCTGCTGCTCTTCATTGCGCGTGGTGGAAAGAGCGGCGGGGTTCGGATTCGCGGTCTGCATGGCTACTTACCGTCGAGCCCTTCCGGCACGCGCGCCTGCGCCTCCAGCCGGTGCTGCTGGAACTCGCTGCCGAGTCCTGTGGTGTCATCGGGCGCTTCGTCGTTCGCCTGCGTCGAGTGGCGCTCCGAGCCGGGATCCGGTTCAGCGGGAATTGCGCCCGGGTCGTTCAGATTGAACTGCATCGTTTACCTCCCGTACCCTATATGACCACCGCGCTTGCCGCTGGTCGAGCCTAAAACGGCGTCGTCCTGGCCGGAATCCTGCCCGATATCCGGAAATTTCTTTTTCACTTTGGCTTTGACGGTCGCCTGTTCCGCCGGAGTGCCGTGCTGCGCGACGCGGGCGAGCGCATTGCGCGCGTGCGCTTTGTCGTGGATCGGGTATCTTCCGCCCGGCAGGGCGAACGATTTATCCGGTAATGCGTTGCGCTTTTTGGCTGTCAGCTGCGCCATTTCACTCACCTTCCTCGTCCGATACGATTACCCGGTGGATGACCATGATTCCCGAGGACGGCATCATCCTGCCCGGAAGCAGCCCGCTGTTCCGAAAGTCCGATAGCAATGGCTTGAGCTCGTGAGCGGACTTTGGGTCCGGTTTCGGAGCCGGAGCGGAGCGTGCCGCGCTTACGCCGATGCATCGCGGCCGCCACGTAGTTTCCTTCCGAAAAGTACTGGAGCGTCTTTTTGTCATAAGGCATGCAGGCCTCACATTCGGCGCCGCGGGCGGCTGTCTAAATAGTCTGCCAGTTTCCTCAAAACCGCGGGATCATCTTGAGCGTACCCGATTGCGACATTACAGCCGTGGCAAAGCCAGCCACGAAATTCGCCTATTCGTTTTCCGTTTGGGATGTGGTCGTAGTGAACGGGACCCGGTCGGCCGCAGACTTCACAGGCATCGGGACGTGGTCTGGTTGCGGACTCTTCCCGTACACGACGGTAATGGTCTCGCCGGTCGTGCCTCAATTTGTGCTTGTAAATCTGCTGATACTTTTCGGTCTTGCGGTAAGCTCTTTGCCAGGCTGCTTTCGCTTCCCGATGTCGTTGGTTCTCTGCTTTACGCTTGATCTGTTGAGGCGACATTGTATTCACATCCGGTGTAGAGCTCTGCCACTCCGATCTGACCCTAATCCACGACTTCGACGATCAGCAGCATCCACCAGGAAATTGGATACCACTTCCACTTCACGATTTTCGTCCGAGACATAATCGCACGCATAACAGGCGAGCATGAGGCTCGAACCGAAGTCCTTCTGCGGAACTTCCTCGCCCGCTTCCACTGTTAAATACGCGCCCCGGTAGATTTTCTGGAGATTCGTCACCTGCTGGACGAAGTTCCGCTGGCGCTGATTTTTCCGCGCGCGCTCGCTGTTGGGGTACTCGAGGCGCTCATTCTGAAGGTCGCCCATCAGCCGCAGGTAGCCTTCGTGGTTCGATTCCGAAGTGGCGATGAACGGGATAATTTCCATCGTGCCTTCCTCGATCTGCTGCGCGAAGTAGTTGCAGAGCCAGTCGTAGAGCGGCTGTCCGACGCCGGTTGCGTCGATCATAACCCTTTTGAGGCGGCGGTAGTTCGAGAAGAAATCGCGGATCTGCGCCATCTGCGCGACGTAATCATCGCCGCGGATTTCGAGCCAGTTGATGACTTTTTTGAACGAGCGGAAATCGTCGGGGCCCATCCGCGCGCCCTTTCCGTAATCGGGAATGATGAGCGTTACGACGGTGGAGGCCTCGGCCTTGCCGATGTCGATGCCGGCGACGATTTCATGGACCGGGTCGTAGGTGAAGGGCGAATAGTTCTTGCCCATCAGGGCGAACAGCGCCGGGTCGACCAGCATCCCGCGTTCGAGAATCCAGTGGAGCCGGTACGCCATCCGGAATTCGTCGGAATCGAATCCGAGCTGCGAAATTTCCTTCTGAACGTAGATCCGGTACCACTGGTTGTAGCGGGTAACGACTTCGTAGTCGTACTGGAAATGCAGCTTGAGCGCGTGGTCCTGCTGCGCCATATCGCGCCGCACGTTGCGCTGGCAGTTGTCGTAAAAGTCGCTGCGAACGGTGTTGCAGGTGCCGATTTTGATGGTCGAGGCGGCGGTCGACGCGCCCATCGGGGAGATGGATTTCTTGTAGACGTAGGGATTGACGTCCTGCGCTTCTTCTATGACGATCAGATGCCAGGTGGCGCCTTCGATTTTGGCCTGGATGGCGGCGGAATGGCTCCGGGCATAGGAGCCATTGGGCAGCTGCGCGCGGTTGCCTTTTACCGAATCCATCTCGATGCCGATTTCGTCGTCGCGCAGGATTTCGGCGGCGTGCTCCGAGTGCAGGTACATCAGGATTTTCGAAAACAGCAGCGAAGCCTGTTCGTGCGAAGGAGCGTAAATTCCGACCCAAAAGCCGTTTTTGAATTTCTGGATGCGGGCGTCGTCGATGAACTCGGTGAGCAGCGGAAGCATCACCATCATGCCGTTGATGATGACGGCGAGCGTGGTGGACTTTCCCGACTGACGAGCGAATAAGCCCGTCATGTTTTCGGCGTCGGACGTCAGAACGGACAGGATGCAGCGGGAGGCGAATTCCCGCTGATACGGGTACATTTCGAGGTTGGCGAGGTTCTCACTGAAAATCAGAATGGCGCGGGTCAGTTTGCGGATCTGCTTCTGATTCAGCTTTTTGATGCGTTTGGGGAGGTCTTCGCCCTGAAGCGCTTCTTTTACCTGCGACCGCAGTTCCTCTTCTTCGGCTACGGGCGGCATCAGTGAAAGACGCCTCCGCCGGTGGTCGCGTGTCCGCGGCGCAGATTGAACTCACCGTACGCTTCCGCGGGAAAACCTGCGCGCTCGCGGGCTTCAAACAGGCCGCGATCGGCGTTTTGGGCCGCCTGCCGTTCCGCGTACACGCTGTCCCAAACGGCGTTGCCGTTCTTCGGGTGGTAGTGCGCGAAGCGAAGCAGCGGAGGCGTTTCGATCACGGTATCGAACTCGGCGTGCATGTAGAACTCGCGCAGCGCGCCTTCGCCTTTGTACTGCGGCCAGAACACGTAACCGAGTTTCTCGTAGCGCGCCCGGGTTAAGGCGGCGAGATCGTAATCCCGGTCTTCGGATTCGGTCGGAGAGGTATCGAGCACCAGCGCGTATTCCTCTTTGCGCGGCGGCAGATCGCGCAGGACGTTGATATCCCAATTGCGCTCGGGAACCATATCGTCGTGCGCCATGATGTGGAACTCGCCGGTGGACGCGGCGGCTGGCGCATTCCAGCCGGTGATGGCGGTCGAGGGGCCGTCGCTCCACACGACAACGGGATTCGCCGGAAGCGGCGGCGGATAATTTTTGTCGAATCCGTACC